AGCAACCATCTGCATCCCAAAATCCTGCTAACCACCTTAAAAACTCAACCTGACACTCTTGCTTAATTGATATCGACATATATTAGTATTATACACTAATTCTTATCGAATGTCAATTTTCGTCATATGTAAGAGTAAATGTGAACGTTTCGGTATCTCCCGCTTCTGCCGCAGTTGTTGTTCGCAACTGAGTAATAATGAAGTCAGAATACCCTACTCCAGTGATGTTTCCATCAAGACTTGAGTTGAACGATACATTTGCCGAACCTGGTGCAGATGTCGGAATATCAGCCGATGCATAACCACTATCTCCTGTTACGGGAGTATGATAAGCAGTTACAGCGCCGATAAATTTAACACTTTCTCCTGTACCCAAAGCACCTGAAGATTTATAAAACTTACCGTTTTGAACCTTATTGAATGATCCTGTGAAATGTCCTTTTAACCAAACATCATACGAATTGTTGCCCGCAGTGATTGGATAAGACGTGTAATCTGCTGCCGAAGCAAGCGAATTGCTTGTCTTATAGTTGAAAAGGTTTCCAGAAACACCCAGATCTGCTGTGGTAGAAGAAGCCGTAGCTCCGTACTCGCCCCACCATTGAAATGTTGCAGCCATAGTATTTTCTCCTTTCTGATTAATAACAAAAAACCTCTTTAGAAGTTTTCTACCACTTAAACTTAAAACTTATGACTCGGTTATAAAAGGACATCCATTTATGAATGTGTTTATCAATAGTATTTTCTTTATACCACCGATAATTGTTTTTCCCAAGTCTTTCCCTTAATTCTTTATTCTTGATAAGAAGCTCTAAAGCATTAAACCACTCCTTTCCTGTGGTTGCTAAGAACCCCGTATATCCTTCCTTCACACTTAAACTATATGGCTTCATCTTCGTTGCTACAACTGGAATACCTAGAGCTGCATACTCTTTTATCTTTATATCACTTTTACACTGATTAAATCCAGTTTCTATTAAAGGTGCTATACCTATGTCAAATGCACACTCTTTTAATTTGCTCGGGTAATATAGTAATTTAATCCCCGATATTTTCTCAAGCTGTCCTCCATGTTTACAGTCGGGACAGAGCGACGTAATGGGTGGAATGTCTTGAAAAAGATTTGCTCCTTTCTTAGACTCTCCGTGATATCCCATTAGGCAAAAATGTACATTAGGATATTTCTGACAGATTTTAGTAATAACTTTTTCTACTAATTGCAAGTCTTCATAATGACTTGATGCTCCTGCCCATCCTATTCTTATGATACCATCATTTTTCTTTTTATAGTAATTATCCCAATGAGTCGCAGTCCAAGCAGGAGTATCCCAAAGAGATTTATCTAGATAATTACCCAAAACATCGGTACGAGGATTCCAAAGAGCATATTCATTTCTCAACCTCTCCGTAGTTGTTTGCATAGCATCACAACTTTTCATTATCTTTAAACCACGAGCATAATTAGGACCAAAAGGACTCCAAAAATCATAAGAAGGATTAGTGGGAGATATACCATTCACATAATCGTCTAATTCATATATAATCTTTTTTCCTAAAGAATGAGCTTGCTCAAATGATTCATATGCCTGAATATCCGTCATTCTTTGAACAATGATAATATGAGCCCATTCAACTAATTTCCAATCCCAACCAAAATTAACAACCACATTAGCCAAATCTTGCCTTTTAATCTCATTAGCGGGGACAAGCATACGATAAAAACCACAACCTTTGTTATCTCGAGGAATCCACAAAAGATTCAATCTCTTGGGTACTTGAACATCACCACCTTGTGCAACACCACCTTTCATTATTTCTTCAGACATAAACTTATCCTTTTAATGCTTTTTCTAAAATAGTAATAGACTTATTCCAGTTTAACTGTTTGGCGGTTTCTAGTCCACCTCTAATCAATTCTTCCTTTAATTTACCATTCTTCATTAATTTATCTAAGGTCTTTTCAATCATTTGTTCTTTTGTGAAAGTTAACGAATTTTTATCATTACAAAACATTCTAGTACCAGCCGTTTCTCTGGTAACAACCGCACACCCACAAGCCATTGCTTTAGCCTGTAAATCCGCAGTACCATCTTCACGATAAGCACTTATTAATATGTCACAAGAAGATAATATCTTCCTAAGTTCTTCCGTTGTTGGATTTATCCAATGTTTATCACTTTTAATCGTTCTCTTTGTATTACTCATTGTCCACAATTCAAATCCTCTCAAATTACTTAATCCTCTATTGATATCAGCAACACCTTTCCAAGGCAAAAGATTACCCTCTACCAATATCCTTATATTGTCTCCTTTGGGAATACCCATATCAGGATAAAATAATTCATGATTAACACCTATTGGAATAACAAACGTATTTTTTCGAGATGTTAAATATTTACTTGTAACTAAAAAGGCGAAGGGCAACTGATACGAACTATCAATATATGTTTGTTGATTTCTGTATTCGAGATCAATTCTGTCTTTATCAAGATTGGGAAATTTAACTTTAAAAAGATCTTTAGGAAAGAATTTTTTTACATCATCTGTTAAAAAATAGAATTTCTTTGCCTGAACATCTAAATCATTTATATAAAAAGCACAAGATGGATGATAGGCAACAATAGCATCAGCCTTTTCAAAAAACTTAAAACTATCTTGAATTTTTTGGGGAGTTACCAATAAAGGATATTCAACAGGAACTAAGTTATCCAACGAAGTAATTCTCACATCATGTCCTGCATTAGAAAGTCCATTTACCAATTCAAATAAAGTTGTCGCACCACTTACCCTTAAAGAGGGTAACAAAAATATTATTTTACTCATATTTTAGAACTTCTCCTTTTTCTTTTAATATCTTCTACCATTCTTCTTTTTTTCCATTGAGCATTGGCGCATATTATTTGCAGAGTTGCCTTTGCCTTTTCAGGATTATTTATTATCCATCTATACCACATAGGACCACTAGATATTTGTCTTCTTTGATTTGCACCATCATTATTTATGTGATCAATTTGTAATATATCTAAATCTAAGGAGTTTTGGCAACAACCCCATTGACCATGCTTTGCACATCTAATGCTTTTTCCATTAGCCAAAATTTTAAATGCTTGTTTTCTTAGTATATCTCGTGTTCTTAAATAATATCGTCTATAATTTAAATCTATTCGTTTTTTATGTTTTTTATAATATTCACTGTTATAAGTGCGATTACTGTGATTATGAATTTGATTATAATTGAGTCCTTGTTTTGCAAATTCTTCTACTTTTTTGCGATATCTTTTGCGATATCTTTCAAGTTTCTTAATCCTTCCACAATTAGGGCATCTTTTTTGATTGCTACCCGTACGTTCACATTCTTTACCGCAATCGATACATATAATTTTGGTCATAAAAATACCCCTATTAATTTAATAATAAGGGATTTTGGATTAAAAAACAAGTAGTATAAACTACCTTCATAAAACTTAATCTTTTACTTTTTAATATAAAACAGCGACGTGAATACTTGAAATTCCACCGCTTTCATTTCTAATTGTTAGTCTATTAATTCCTCTTCCAATAAGAAACTCCCTTTCTTGATTTGCTGGAATAAGATAATCATCATTATCCGCAACAACAGTACTTGAAGTTGGAGTAAATATAACAAAAACGTCTGTCGTGGGAGTTAATTTAATTAATTTTTGAGTACTAACAATATTAGCAAAAGATTGTTCAGCACCATTATTATTGGCACAAGCAATTTTTTGTGTATACATATCACCGAATACTTGCATTATTTTTTCTCCTTTTTGCCTTCCCATTTTTCGGGATGGTTAAATCTAATATGAGATGTCAGTCCTGCTTTACTTTTGGATTCTTTTTTACAATGAGGACAAACAAATCCTTTAGCTTTTTCTTTTGCCACTCTTAAAACCCTTTTTGTTACTTTGGTTGGGTTTTTGTCTAATACTTTTATAATTGAATATTCTTTGGGATCACTTTTAACAAGAATTTTAGCTAATTTAAGTGGAATTTCTGATTGGAAATTCTTAAAAATATAGCTTCGACTAATTTCTCTTTCATCTGGAACACCACCCTGTAGCACTTCTGCTATTTTGAAAACAACAGGAATGGATTCATTGTTAATTGTTTTACTTTGGACTATTACTAAATTCTTCATATTAATCTCCTTACTATTAAAATATAACACTTTATTAAAGAAGGGGCAAGTAAATCAATACTCACCCCTTTTTAATATCTTTTACTCATACTAATTTTTTTAACATTGTTATCCTAGGTTCTTTACAACCGCCTGCCATTGAGGAACACGAACTTCCAAAACAATATTCCAGACCACTGTTTGGGTTTCAGCCAAATCCAATGCTCTGTATGTCGGAAGACGATACATCGGTTCTGATTGAGCTAAAGCAATTTCGTCCATATCTACAATGAATACATCAGTGTTCGGATCATTTGGTGAGTTAGCCGCTGTCAAAAATGGATCTAGAACAATTTCGATTGGTCCAGCCCATGACATGTAACGTGCTACATTATAACCAAAAGTCATACCCGCACTTGGATCATTGTAAACAACTTTATTAGCCCAGAGAGAAGCGAAATCTCTCAAATCCTTTGCCCCCATAAACATATGGGTGGACATCCCACCATTATCAACAACAGCCTGAATGGCATTGTCAACGTAAGTTTGGGAAATTGGATTCCCACTTGCATTAATGGTATTGGAAGCCCCAGCATAATCAGCAATTAATTTATATAGACCAGTGAAATCATTGGTACCAGTACCATCATGATTACCGTAATAAATCTTTTTCTCAACATCTTGGAGAATTTTGCGCATTCCTTTTTCTAGATGAAGATTCATCAAGTCAAAGTAGTCACTTGCAGCCCATTGTGCCAAATCACAGACCTTTACACTTGTTGCATAAGTCTTAATTTGAGCAGAATAGCGAGTGATTGTTGCATCATTCTCGGGAGGAGTACCACATTCAGCGACAGCCGTATCTTCGTCGCCTAATGCCGTAACCATATCCCATTCATGAGTTTTACCATTTGCTTTCACTTTAGAAACCCTGTCTAGGAACGGTGTGTTCCTCTTGGTGATGTCACCAATTTGGGTATCTAAATGTTCCCTCTGTGCGAATGCACCAGAGTTCGTAGTATAAATGGCATCTTTCATGAGTGCGGATGCAGCTTGATCCACACCTTGAGAGAGTTTTGCTGACTTTTCAAGGAGCGAGGCAGCATTAAGTAGAGCCTTGTGCAATGTTGTTGCGCTTTTATTGTTCATACTTTTTGCCTCTCTTTTAAGTCATTTAATAAATAATAATAATAATATCTAAACCTTTTACTCTACCGCTAATAACCTTTTATCGTACTCAGCACGGACCCTTTGGATTCTGGCGAATAAACTGCCATCATTGACAAAGTTTTTTCTTATTTCTTTAATTTCTTTGTCTCTTGCCTTTTTCAATTCGTCAACACTCTTATCTTCGGTTTCTTCATCTCCAATCGTCCTCTTGACTTCTATAGTCTTGCGACCTATTGGCTGATTTTCAAGCTTCTCAACTTTTTCTTGAAGTTCTTCATAACTTGAAAGAACCGTTTTAAGACTTGCAGAAAGCTCCTTAACAGTCTTGAGCAATTCTGACTCTTTAGTTTTGGATTTTTTCTCTAATTTCTTTTTAGAAGTTTTATCTTTAGATTTTTCCTCTTTAGAACCTTCTATCTTTTTAGAGACTACTCCTTTTTCATCCTTGCCTTTACCCGCATCCTTAGTTTTTTTACCTATCACCTTGTTCACCTTAGATTTCTTTTTAGAGACTTTACCCTTAGAAGTTTTAACTTCTTTAGACTTTTTCTCCTTTTTTACGTCTTTGGATTTCTTGGTTTTAGACTTTTTCCCTATGGATTGCTCAGTCTCTGATGCTGCTAAATTTTCATCCTTTTTACCCTCGGGTTTGGATTTTTTGGCATCAGCCTTTTTATCGGCTTCTTTAGCTTTCAGTGAGTCATTTTCTTTAGTCATTTTAATACTCTCCTTAATTAATAATATCTGATTTTTATCTAAGAAAGTAAGTCCTTTCTCAACAAGTTCGAGTAATAAGTCAGCTTCCATGTTTTGAATGCTTCTGGCTATCGATCTTGCTAATTCTCTAAATTGTTTTTCTTTTTTACTTCTTTTTCTTTTTTCTTTATTCTCTTTTTCTACTTTCATTATTAGCCTTCTATCATCTTCTTCTTTAATCGATTTTGCAATATTTGAAACCCATGCTTTAGGATAAGCAGGACTAGAGGTAACAGCGATATGATCTAAATCAATCTTTTTATAAAGACGAACCCATTTCGCATCATCTCCCTCGCCTTCCTTAACCATTTCATAATCTTTAACATATCCACCGATTGAAAGGCCAAGTTTTTTGTTCTGTTCCGTTAAAGCATACCACAAATCATTAGCCGTACTCATCTTATTAAGCTTAGCTTTAATTTCAAGATCATTACTATCAGATACCGTTAATTGACTAATGTCTCCTATTTCACTTGACCAAGAAGTGTCATGTTCATTATTAAGATTGACAACATGCTGTTTAAGCGATTTTGCCATTGATTTAATAGCAGATGGCGCCATTCTATCCCCATGTAAATCTAAATCTGTTCCAGAAGCAACCCCATCAAGATATCTTTCTTCGACTTCATTACCATCCTTATCTTTAACAATTTTTACACTTGTTTTGAGAATAGGAATTGTAAATTTAAATCTTTGAACTTTTGTATCCGTCATCTTTTCTCCTTATTTACTTTAATAAAAATAATCTTTTATACCCATCTGGGGTATAAATTATAAAAGGTTGACTACTAAATCGACCTTCTTTTCCTGCACACCAATCTTCTAACGTCATAAAGGGCGGAATGTCCTTACTATTTTTAGAACACCAACCAATATCGTTGGACGTTTTTTTCAAAAAATAATTTGCATCCTCTTTATTTTCTATTTCAGTTACATACCTTTTTCTAAAAGTGTATTTTCTTCCACTTTTTGCCGTTGCATTAAGTGTTATACTGCTTCCGCAATTATATATTAAATCCATATTTATTGTTAAAAAAGCCCCAAACCAAGCCATCCTTAATAAGACTTTTACTGGGACTATTACTTTAAACTTAAACTAGGACAAGTATATTAGAGTCTAACTCTACTTGTCAAATAATACTACTTTTTCTTTTTCTTTTCAATATAGTCTACACTCTGAATCTTTTCAGATCCACAAATAGAACATTTTGGCATTATACCCTTAATAAATATGGTACTTACCGTCTTTGTAAATTTGTGATGACACTTTTGACACTCATATTTCTTTATTATCATTCTTCTTTAGAATACCACCTTTCTCTCTACTTGTCTTTTCTTGAAATAATTAGGATAACGTTCATGTTGTCCCTTTGTAGTTTCAACGTGCTTAATAACTACATTTTCTACATACCCAAATTTATACCCCGAAAGACTTAACTTCATACAAAAAGATCTATCTCCTCCTGCATGTTTAGGCACAGGAAACTCCCACCCATTAGAATCTTTTATCCATGCATCCCTAAAACCAATCATACAAATACCACCAATAAAGGGTGTTAGCCCAATATTCAACTCTTTAATATGCCCATATCGATTTACTCCTCCTCGACTATCTATTAATCCCTTAACATAAGGAGAAATTACAAACTTCTTATTTAATACACTAATACATTTTTTTAACCAACCATCCGTTTCAATTTCAACATCATTATCTAGCTTCAAAATTATGTCTGCTTCATCACCAATCCTATCAATGGCAAAGTTGACTCCTCTGTTTATGCCAATATTTATTCCTAAAGGATAGATTTTAAGATTATAAATATCTTTATGTTTATTGAGATAATTTAATGTTCCGTCTGTACTTGATTGGTCTATAATATAATGATCATAAGGAATATGTGTTTTATTGTGAAGACTTTCTAATGTTCTTTTTGTGTAATACAAACGGTTTTTTGTTAATGTAAATATGGCTATTTTCATTTTTTATAAACATCCTTTGCTAAGTTTTGCACATGAGTTCTAAATTGTTTTGTACTTGGTGAGAAATCTCCTCCCATTGGGTTTTGTTGCCCTATGTTCGAATCTCCCCAATGATACTCAGTAATCACTTCTGGAACATGTACTATTTTCTTTCCCGCCTTTCCGAATCTAACCATTAAAAGCCAATCTCCTTTTCTTTCCCAAAATATGTCCCAAAATCCAACATCATTAATAGCTTGGATAGTATGCATAATATCTGAAGTATCAACATAGTTTGCCATATTGATTTGTTTTAAATTATAATCAAAACTTTGCTTCCCCATAAATTTCTTTTCATTGGGATTATTACTTTTATAAATCCTATCACCGTAGACGACATCTGCTTGATGTTTGATGATGGCTTTGTGAAGTACCTCTAAATGATTAGGTAAATAAACATTATCGTCGTCTAAATAACAAATATAATCACCTCTGGCTATCATTATCCCTACATTTCTTGGTTTAACACAATATCCCGTATTGTGTGGCAATCTCATAGCTACTAACCTATCTTCACCTTTGGGAAGTTTAATATTAGGAGGTTTATCACTATGATCATCGACTACGATTATTTCAAAATCATTAAATGTTTGAGCCAGCACACTATCAATTGCTCTTTGAAGCAATTTCTCTCTATTATAAGTACTGATGATTACTGAAATTTTAGGATTCATATTTATATATTATCTTCTACTTCCTCTTCTTGATCCTCCTGGTTTTCCTTTACCTTGTCCACTGCCATCATGAGCAGGACCTGTAGGCGGACATGGTTTAGAACCACTAGGGCTTGTTCTTGGTTTTTTATTAGTCATATTTTTCTCCTTTTTATAAAAATTTAAATTTAGTATCTTTAGGCAATTTCATAATGTTTTCCATGGCCTCAACAAGTCCATTACCTTGAGTATCTTGTATATGTCCATGTCCTCGCAAAATGTCTAGGGAAGGCGGACTATCTTTAATATTCCAATTATATTTAATTCCTTCTCTTGAATCGTCTGGATGAAGCATTATTTTATATCCACATTTTTTAAGAAGATTATACATTTTATCTGATAACTGCCAATAAGGGGCACGATAAATCCTTTTGTATCCATAAGATAAAACAAGCATTCTTAAAGCTTTTTCTGAAACGTCTTCATTATTTTCGTGATTGTAACCATGAACACACAATTGAATCCATTTAATTTCTTTAATGTAATCCAAAAAAGGAACACTACACTCTCCTGGAATAGTAAATAGGTTTACTTTGAAATAAGGAAATTCATTTTTTAACATCCATAACCAATCTAATCTATTATTGGTTTCACTAAAATCATCAAAATCCAAGAAACAAGTTTTCATTTAGGTTTTCTCACCATTGCTGATGTTAGTAAATTATTAACCGAAACGGCTTTTCCATATTCAAATCCTACTTCTTCCAATAGTTTTCTCATAGCCGTATGCGATATTCTCCAATAATCATCATATCCTCCTATTGCATGATAGGGGTAAATAAATGGACAATCAATGATTAAAAATCCTCCTGATTTAAGCAATCGATAACACTCTTTAATTGGTGATCTGAAATCAAAAATGTGTTCTATTGTTTGACTAAAAATGATTAAGTCCCACATCTCTTTTGGTAATTGAGTATCACAAATATCGGCGACAATATCGGGATTGACTCTTTTAAGTATGTCCAATGTTTTGTAATCATTCCCAATGCCAAAATGTTTATAGTTTCCTCCTGGTT